CCTCAGAGGAAATTGGACGGACAAAGATAAGGAACACAGTATCAATACGTACTATAAACTAAACACCCCGATCAGAGTCTTTAAAATCCGACTCATCTACAAACTTCGCCAATAGAACCGCCCAAACGCCATGGTCAGGAATAGACTGACCAGCAGATAAATTATGCAACATTTCTTCAACCTCCAGTTGTTGGCATATTGAGATTCCAAATAATCGCTCAAACCCGATGCGACTCTCGACATCAATATCGTGGTATCGAGCATTTCGTTCTGACTGCTTGCGACGGAATTCACTTTCAAACAAAGGAACGTCACAAACAGACGATGCCGTTCGGAACCAAAAATCAACCAAAGCAGATATAACAGGGCATGACACATTCTCCAAATACTCACACGTAGCAACGCCCAGTGATCGCTGAGCGGCTGCTTTGGGTCGAAACCGACCAACCAGGTAAGGTACACGAGTGAGTATCTTCCAAGGTACTCTGTATCCGTGCATGCCATCTTTGTTAGGAAGGTAGTATACAGATGCAAACTCTGATTCATACCAAGGCACGATTTTAGCCTTAGCAACCATCCCGACAGATCGGTACATCTCTTCGAGCTTACCCAGGTCGGGCCTCGCAGACAGCCGAACATCGCTGTCATCTCCTTTAACGGCGTAACACCATTGAGATTTTGGTATTCCCAAACGGTGTAAGATCCAGCGAGTGAGGATAACATTAAGCACGCCGTTGCCAAGGCTAGTATGCATATCACCGCTAAACCGCATATCAGTGAGACGAAGTTGACGCCCTGTCCCAAGATAAGTGCAGATAGCTGAACGCAACGATAAAAACAACTTATCGTCGGGAGTATGATCCCGTAGTAGCAGCTTGAAAAAGAAGTCTTGGACCTCCAACAGATCAGGGCCAACATGAGCATCCCAAGCTTCACAGTCCACGTTGAGAGCAAAGTGCTCGCCCAGCTTGTCGAAAGCCATCTGGTGAAATTGCCCGAACCTAGAGTGGTTCCAACACTGAGCGAACTCAGGCAGAACGTACACCAACCTTTCAAGGACCATGGTGTAAGGGCCCC